CTTGTAAGCTTATTCCTGTTTTCCCTGGCTTCTTTGATTAGTTTCTTATACTCATTCATCTAAATTACCATCATGAACCGTCTGCATTTGGTCATTTTCTGCGGCAGTAATATCACTTATTTCTTGAATTATTTGTTCATATTCTCCGTCTGCATCCTCAACATCACCATAAGTTTTAATATAATCCTTATGACTTCTTACATTGGCTTGTACCTCTTCTATTGCAGTCTTCTTTTTATCATCTATATCATCAGGGATAGGGTAATTGTGTTTAAATAACATTGTATAAGAAATATTCAGCCACTCATCTTTGAAAACAGTGTTATAACTATATTTAGCAGATTGAATTATAAAACTTATCAAACTTTTAAAAACTGGCTCCCAATCAGTCCATTTTTCTTCACATCTTGCAATCAAGTCATTATACATATACTTCATAGCTTTTGCACTTGGAATATTGCTTAAATCCTTAATATTAGGCATATCTAAAATGTCTCTCATGTCTTTATCAATTCTATCAAGATAATTATTTGCTGCTTCAGCATTACCCATGCTATATTCAAGTCTCTGGATGGTTGCCTGTTTACCACCCTCATTAGCAGCATCTTCTGTTCTTATAGCATGTAATGCATTCGGCGCTATGGTTAATTTATTTACGTCCTCTTCATTTCCATCAATAATAGCTTCAGCACCAAACATCTGAAATTTTAAAGCATCTGCATAATCAGAATTCTTTTTATTATATAAAGTTTGTGGTCCTCTTAGATCTTCAAGGTCGCTTTCACCAAAATCATCATTAAGTTCTCCACCATTTTTTATAAGCCAGCATGGAATAACATCAAAACCAGTATTTTGAATAGTTTCCTCAATAGGATCATTCAAGTCATTTCCTGAATAAGTTTGCTTTTTGTAATATGCCTGTATTGGTGAATTCTCATTTTCTCTGTCATAGTAATAAGTATGAACGTAATAAATCTTTTTAGTATCATCCTGCTGGAACACATTGCTATCATCTTCCTGAAAGAAACTTGCTTGAAGTAACTTTTCATTTTTCTCTTTATAATAAAAATCCTCTATGTTCTCATATTTAATTGATATTGGAGCCCCTGGATTAACTTCCACCCTTAAAAGAACTCTTTTCTTTATAGTACTCATTAAAAAAGCCTTTCTTGTATTTTTCCAGAATTTATTGTCCTCAAGTATATCATTAATAAACTTTCTTAAATCTTCACAACTATCTGCATCACTGGCATTATCTGCTTTAATTGTTATTGTAGGTTCTGTACCAAACATAAACCTTGCCTGCTTTTTTAAAAGTGGTTTAACCTTGTTTCTTATATCTTGTGTTGGTTCATAATCTACATTGTCATTGTTTTCCCAGCTTTGACCTAAAAATACTTTATCAACTTTAGCAAGTTCTTTATTTATACATTTGCCCTTATAGAAAAGATAATCTCTAAGAGCCTTTCTTCTTTCTCTTTTTTCTATAGGTGGTAATTGCAATAATATTTCTCTTACATCATTTATCACTAGAATACAGCACCCCCCTTTCTGTGTTGATTAAGTTTAATAGTTCCATTGCCTTTGTTATAAACACTATCTGCATACTTATCATTAATATTTTTATATAAAATTGTATTAACAAAATATCTTACAGCATCCATAGCATGATCCATAACTTTTAATGGCTTATCTTCTCCACGTTCAACTGCCTTTTCATCCCAAATATAAGAGGAAAACTCCTTAAAAGTATTTAGACAGCAATCATTAAACTGCAGTAAACTTTCATTCAATGCACTGGCCACATTTCTTATTCCTTCAAGTACATCATTTTTAGCTTTTTTCACTTTAAACTTTCCCTTTTTTCTAATTAAAGCTATAAAACTTGCTGCACTAGGATCTATTACTACAGCTTTTATTTTTCTTTCTCCTGCAAAATTAACTAGATCCTCATAATACTCATCATCTGCTTTCTGTTTTCCTTTATCTCTTCCTGAATAATAATATTCATTTACTAGATACCATCTATCTAAATATTTACCCCATAAAAGAAAAGTAGTTGCATTCTGTGTACCATAGTCACAGCTAATATAATATTCCTTGTAGTCCCTCATTATTGTCTGAACCTTATATTTAACTTCATCAAACATATCATAAATTAATCCTTCGGCCTGCACCCACAATCCTAATATATAACGCTTGAAGAATACTCCTGTAAACATACGTCTAAATCTTTCCTTAACCTTTTCTGAAAGGCTTAAGTTATCATCCATAGTAAAATGCATATAGAGTATATTTTTTTCTTTAGCTTTATCTATGAACTCTGTTTTGATGAAATGGTAAGGCGAACCTGGATTACAATTCATAAATATTTTTGCTCCATCTACTGAACATCTTCCTATCATCTGGTCAACAAAATTTTGAGGAAATAAAGCTACTTCATCAGCAAATGCGCCTGCAGCTGTTAAACCTTGGAGTCTATCCTGGGATTTTTCATTATTTGCATCATACATATAATAAATATTATCACCAATAACAATATAATTTTCTGACCTGTTATATTCATATTTAAGGCCCCAGGAGTTTAATATCTGCTGCATAGGTCCTATTACATTCTTTTTAAGTGATCCAATGGTTTTACCTGATAATATGAAATTTTCAGCACTAAAATATTTTAAACTCCATCTTATAAAACTGCATATCATTGATATAGTTTTACCTGATCTTATAGCTCCATCTGCAATTACTATGTCTTTATCAGCATAAGGTGAACCTTTTTCCCAGAAGAACAATAATTTTTTCTGCTTTAATGAAAATGGTTGAAATTTAAATCCTTTAATCTTCTTTTCCTTTCTCATTTTCATCATCCTTAAATAATTCTTTTATCTGGTTTTCTTCTAAAGTAGTAGCTTTAATGAAATTATTAATTCCTTCTTTATCATAATCATTGCTACCATTAGAGTTACTAATATCAACCTTTAATTTTTGAATTCTTAGTTTCTGCTCCTCTGTAGCTAGATTACTCTTTAGTAATTCATCATACTGCTTAATCATACTCTCAAGAGTTTTCATTGCTCTTGATTGAGCCTGCAGGAATGTTGCCTGCTTATCCCAAGCAAACTGCAACTCATATTCTTTTTCCCAACCTTCTGAGGTTTCTCCGGAGGACTCCTTTTCTCTTTTGAGTACCTTTGTCAAATCCTCCTGGTTCTTTACACTCATAATTCTCTGAGACCTTGCTATGGCCGTATACTGAATTATTATATTTTCCCAAAGCATATCTAATGGATCTTTAACCATAATATCTTCCACTATATCTATTGCTTCAGGTGGAAAAATTTTAGAAAAAAAGCCATGTGTTTCAGCATTTTTATTACCTTTCGGTACGCTGCTCACATGACCTTTTGAATTCTTATTTTTAGGTTGGGCTCCTTTTTTACGTTTGGAACGTTCCGTATTCTTTACACTTTTCTTTTGGAACGTTCCATTCAATTTAGTATCCCATTTATCTTTATTCTTCCATCCTCTTATTGTTCCAGGTAAAAGATTTAAAATCTCTGCTATCTTTACTAAATCAATATTTCCATCATTCTCTTTGTAAATCTCAAATGCTTTGCCCCTATTAGGGCTTCTCTGCCTTGGCATGTCTACATTGTCACCACCTGCCTATTCGTTTTGTTTTGTGGATAAAGAAAGAGCCCTGTTGCAAAGCTCTTTCTTATATTCTTGATTCATATTCATCTTTTAGTTGATTAAGAATATCTTCTGCAATAGGTATTAATTTATCTGCTATTCTGTCTTTTGTTTTAAATCTATATCTTTCCTTCAAATCTTTGATATCTTTTTTTACTCTATGAATACAATTTTTTAGATGATTTTCACTCATATTGGACATTGACATACGTTTTTTATCGCCCTGTATCCAAATACCTTTTCCTTTACTATTAACGTAAAACATAATATTTAATTCAATAAAATTTTCTAATTCTTCATCCATATCGTCGCTCTCCTTTTACCTAATGTTTCTACAAAAGAAGATAATATCCTTTAATTTTCAAGTGAATATTTACAAATGCTCTTCTTACATCTACAGGAACATATCCTTTTCTGTTTCCTATTAGGACATTCCTTACAGTAATTCTGAAAATCTCTGTAATACAAATCTATTAGATATTTATCATTAGGTTTATTACCCATATCATTCATTCCTTTACATATTAAAAGACACCTAGATAACCAGGTGTCTCACACAATATATAGTATTAAATTATTTACGGTTTCCCGCATGGTGGTTGCACTTAAATTTATTGTGCCCTGCAACCGCAGACACAAAGTTGGAAGAAAATTAGTTACCATCAAGTGTAATCCCTGCTTGAATCATAACCACTATATACAGTATATATTATTTTGTTTATGTTCTAACAAGTATCTAACAAGAAACTCACAAGCAGTTAACAAGCAACTTCCTTATCTTAGAGACTTTAAATCGATTTTTGACTTCGTTATAGGTATATTTTTTTGAATATATTTTTTAGTAATATC